CTTTAAATAAATCTTGGTTAGCTTCTCGGCTGATAATTTACCGTTCTCCATACATCCTCCTTTAGTATCGAGAAATACAGTTTACTATCAGATAATTACTTAATCAAGTATTTCTTGGTATAAATCTGTAATCTTTGTGTGTATGTTAATTCTGTTATCTAACATTGCGTAAACACGTTTTTCTATATTAGAACCTTGTAATTGCACCACCGTACATTTTAAGTCTTGTCCTGACCTGTGAACACGGGCGTTAGCTTGTGCATAAGTTTCTAGACTAGATACTGGCCCCCACCACACCACAGTGTTTGCGGCTGTAAGAGTTATGCCGTGTGCCGCTGCTTGCGGTTGTATGATTAAAACTTTTGGGTCTCTTTGTTCTTGAAACTGTTTAAATATCTCAGTTCGTTTTGGTGCAGGTACATCACCTCTTATTACCTCTGTAGGTATATATTCTTCACGTAGTTTTTTTGCTAATACGTCTATGACGTGTCTAAAGGCAACAAAGATTAATACCTTTTTACTAGACTCATCAATAACTTCACGTAACACTTTGTATCTGTGCTTAATATCAAACTCCAGTGACTCACCACCATCGGTATAAATAGCACCTGCTGATATCTGTAGTAACTTGTTCATGTTTACAGCGGCATTAGCGGCAGTAATTTGTTCACCTGCCGCCTCCATAATCATTTTATTTTTTAGTTCTTTATAGTATTTAATCTGCTGACGGGTCAATGCTACTTCTCTTTTGACATACACCATAGGTGGTAAATCCATACACTCATCTTTGGTATAACGTATCGCAGGTTGTAGCACTCTATGTACTGTTTTTGTGGCTGTGTTTCTAGCTTCCCATTTAAAGGCTGTCACCTTGTACATAACTTGATCGCGGAAAGACCCAAAGAATCTCGGTACGCCTAACGGGTTAACAAGTTTAGCTAGACCATAGGCATCGAGAGGGCTTTGTGCGGCTGGAGTTCCTGTCATCATCCACAGGCGTGTGTCTGGTTTAAGTATTCTCTTTAACGATTTCCAACGGTTAGTTTGTGCATTTTTATAGTGAGTGGCTTCATCTACAATAATTAAATCAAAACCAGCTTTGTATAAATCCTCCTCAACAATGGTGATACCATCATAATTTATCACCACATAATCAGCATTGTTGGCTATTATTTTTCTGCGTTTTTCTGCTGACCCGTATGCCACATCCACAGTGCGATGCATGGCAAACTTAAACAGATCATCACGCCATGCACTCTCCATAATCGACAGAGGACATATAATAAGAACGCGGGATATCTCCCATTGATCTAAGAGATAATCACTTGCCCATATTGCACTGGCTGTTTTTCCTGTTCCTTGCTCGTTGAAGCAAAATGCTTTGTGGTGCGAAGCCAAAAAGTCTGCTGTCTTCTTCTGGTGATCGAAAGGTTGGTGTTTACCCGTCCAGTGATAGTCGGTGATCGTCTGAAGTTCATTTGTAGTTACGTTTTCTATTGGATGATCTACTTTCGATACGTATGCCATCTTTATTACTACCTCCCTTCTTCAACGGCTTTTTATGACCTACATCCTTACCTTTACGGTCAACGCCTTTCTTATCCATTTCACGTCTAGCTCTTTGACGTTCCATTCTGTCTTTATGTTCTTTTGTACCTTTTTTTGGATTGACCTGTTTCTTCCTATCTTTCGGATTTTTATATGGCATTAGTGCCTCCCGTTGTAAATACATTCAGTAACTACACAGTGTTTTTTACATAGCCCACTAGGTTTAGGGTTCCAAACATCTATATCATAAGCAGTGTGCATATCGGAAACTCTAAGTGCCCATTTATTAAATAATGAATCGTAATCTTCTCTAGTATAGGTTCGTTTAACAAGTTCTTTGCACACAACAAACAAGAGTCCAGCATTTATTCTCTGTACTGTTGGATAATGAGAAAAGATAGCCATAGCCATGAGTTCTAACTGTCCTACGTCTGCATACTGTGTGGACTTACTGGTTTTGTAATCCACTATCCATGCCAGTTCGTCATTCAAAATTAATAAATCTATTATGCCCCTATACCAAACTCGATCGTCAAAAAACTTACAAGGATCTCCTGCGTCATCTACACCAAGTCGTAACTCGCACAGTTTCATACCTTCTTTCTTATTTAAGTTATCGAGAGCGTCTTTTGCCCAATTAAATTTAAAAGGTAGAGGGGTGTAGTCATTTATATAGTTCTCGGCAGCTTTGTGAAATTGATTACCGTAGAACATAGCAGAGGACATAGGTTCTTTATAATCTTTAATTACACGTAGATGATAAAATTGCTTGGGGCATTGTTCAAATGCCTTCAACTTACTGAACGACCAAGCTACGCTTTCATCAGCCATCTCCACATTCCCCGTAGGAATAACCCACACCAGACTCACATGCTATTGGCAAGCCATCTGCCCACTCAGGAGTTGTACTCATACAAGTTTCAACATACTCCACGGCTTCTTCCATTTCATCTTCTAGCACCATACATACTACTGAATCATGTACAGTCAATGCAACTTTATATTTAGCACTAATTGCTAACATTTGATCTGCTATGATACAACGTGCGAAAGCCTGACAAACATTCTCTATAACCTTACCACCATATAACTTAGTTCGACCATTGCGGGTGCGATAAGTAAATTCTACAGAACCATCAAGTTCCTTATACTCTAAATCGTTATACTTCATCAAAAGACCAGAAGGTAATATTATACTAGATCCCCCTGTAGTTTTTATTATGCCATTACGTCCGAAGCTATAAGGCATTTCAGTGTTGTGCATGTCAATTAACATGTTGTCAGCTTCGGACCATAAATTTTTTATGTCAGAATTTGTTTTCCTGTATACATCTATAATCCTTCGAGCTTCTTCTAGTTTTATTATCACACCAAAAGACCGTAACTGTTGGGCAAACCTTTCTGCCCCCATACCATATCCTGCACCCAGAATAGTAGTTTTACCTACAAACCTTTGTTGCTTAGTAACTTTGTCCTCTGGCACTTTATAAATTTTAGAAGCCATTTTCACGTAGACATCTTCTTTATTGGTAAACGCATCTACTAGGTCATCTTGTTCGGCAAGCCAAGCGAGCACCCTAGCCTCAATCTGTGACGAATCACAGTCTACAAGGACGTGTCCTTCTGGAGCTAAAATACTTTTTTTAAGTTTTTTACCCTCACCGCGACTGCTCAAGTTCTGCATATTAATCTTACCGTCTCCGCCCCAACGACCCGTATGTGCCGCATAGTATCTCAGAGGTACAGGTAACGACCCTCGTTCCGCAATGTCAATAAACCGTTCAGTGCGTGTTTCTTCTATCGTGCTTTTGTTACCTAACCGTGCTTCGGCTACAGCTTGCACCCTAACGTCTTTATGCACCAGTAACTCTTTGAAACCGTCGTCAGTCTTTGCAAAGGCGTAAGTTTCTTTACCCGTGGTAGGACTAACCTTCATAGGAGGTATAACACCTAAGTTCAAAAGCACTTCAGCAAACTTTGGGTTACTCATTAAATTTTCTTTGTCTATACCGCAGTTCCAAATCAAGTCCTCCTTATAGTCACGTATTTCCACAAGATAATCTTTAAGTGTGGAGCTGCACAACGTAAGTGCAGGATCTATAAACATTCTTAGTGTGGTATCTATGACCTTGAGTTCCTGCTTGGGAAAGTTCTTTCCCATACGTTTAAAAAGTTCGTATGTTAAATCCACATCATTCACACAATAATCACCATAGCTATCTAGCTCTTCTTCGCTAAAATCTTCTCTTCGCTTACCAATAGCCTCGTGAACCTCCCCTCCCTTCTGCCCAATCCCGTAAAATTCAGACAGAGCAGAGAGTGATCCGCCAACTTCAACCCCATGTACAGCACGGGCAATGCACAAAGTATCGGCATAGCGGCTAGGATGAACATCGTAGATCCAAGCAAGAATAGCACCGTCAAACATGGTATTGTGAGCACATAGTATGCTGTTCTTCCAATCAAAACTGTGTAGGTATTCTTTTGTCTGTTTAAAATTTCCACTAGCCCACTCCGTATGGTTGTTGTTAAGTTTCACACCCACACCTATAACCTCAAAGCGTGAGTCCCTTATATATTCTTCCGTTGTTAATTTTTTAAGACTATACTTTTTGTCGTAGTACGTCTCAAAGTCTATCGTTATTAAATCCATGACTTCCAGTATCTCCACCTTGTACCTGATTTTTTATTAATCTATCTAAATACCATCGCGCCTTACGTAAATCCTCTACTTGGTTCCCATGCTTATGCCTCCACCTATGTAGATACTTCTTTACGGAACCTTCTAAATAATAACTAAACCCTACATCCAAAGAGTCTTCTAT